TGGGTCTCTATAATGGTTACACAGACTGGGAGACTTTTATAGATGAGACAATATTAACATCACATAATTTACATAAAACTTATATAATAATGCTAATTGAACATGAAAATTGTGGTGTATATAAAAATTTATATGGTTCTCTTCCAACTAATGAAATGTATCCTCATCATGTGGAAAATTCAGCAGAAGCAACACAAATTTTATGGAATAAATTTGGACCTGATGGAACTATAGCTCAAATTCCAAATTTAATAGTAATATCATATATAATTACAATAAATGGATGTACTTTAAAAGAATTGCATAGAATGCCACCAAGAGTATAAATTAACTTTTATAATTAAATAAATTTTATAACAAAATAAGTTTATTACTAATAAATAATAAATATATTAGTAATATGGAATGGAAATGGACGAAGGGCGAACCTTACGAAAGAACCAGAAGATTTAAACATCAACAACAAATTGACAATAAAGAGTTTAGCAAAGAAACTGAAAATGATGCATATACAACATCTTTAAATCATGATGAGAATACATGGGAAATGATGAATCAAGATATGCAAAGTTCTGGTTCTGGATCAGGTTTCAAAGTTTCTAATAAGAGAGAATCACTTGATTCAAAAATAGCGGATAGAGAATTGACACAACAAATTGGTTTTAATCCATTTTTAGGACAACACAACTATATCGATGATATAACTGTTAGAGACCAATTTTTAAAACCAATTAATACAACACAAGGGCAAATGAGAGCCAGCGCTAATGCGAATTAAGTATTTAAATTATTAAGAAACAATACCCTCACTTACAGATAAAGATCTATCACACATGGAATATAAGAGACGATTTACAAAGTAAACAAGGAAAATGTTAAACAATAAAAGTATTCCATTTGAAAATATTCTGAAATTCAATTGTCTGAAATTTTTAACCACAAACAATAATTCAGTAAATAATGCAAAAACTAATAGAGCGAAGAAAAAGATTGTTAAAAGGCGAAAGTATACACAGGCACTTTTGTCTAAAGGACCAAAAAACTTTGTCATGAAGTCAGACATTTTATATATAGTTTATATATATATTTTATTTGCAAACTATATATAAAATATATTCAAATATATTCAAATGTATTCAAATATATTCAAATATATTCAAATAAAGAATATTAATTAAATATTAAACAACTTAAATATGTTTTGAACATTCTAAATAATGAGTGTAAACGCTAATTATATAACGCAAAATGAATTATTGCTAAATAATTTAATGGATTTCTATAAAGATGAAAAATATTTGACCAGAATGCTAAAAATTATTACAGGTGAATCAAGAATCTCTCTTAGAATCGTTGATTGGTTTGCAACAAATTACGCTAAAAAAAATTATACGTTGTATCCTATTGTCGTTGCAAATGGAAATACTATTCGTTTCAAGGTTTACTTTGATTATAAGTTAAAATTAAAAGCTTACAGTAAAAAACGTTTTGATCCATTTTGTCGTTGGGATAGAATAAGTATTCCATATAAAAATAGCACGTGCATTGAAACTACTATCGGACAATTGAATTTTTTTAAGTGGGCAATTGAAAATAAAGTGATTGAATATATTGAAGAAAATTATGAAACAATTGAGAAAGATATGAATAGTAGAAATAGCACTTCAAAGAGAAAAGATTGTGTTATAGATAATTCTAAAACTAGAAAGAAGAGAGAAGAGTTATCTGTTTCTGCAATTAAAAGTATTAAAAAAGAAGAGGTAGAAATTATTGTGAAATTTCATTAAGGTAAAAATCTTTCAAAATAAATTTTTATAATATATTATTTATTTATAATACTATAAATGAATAACATTCAAAAACGTTTTCTACTTTTTCTAATTGGATGCATAGGAACGCGTTCTGTTTTTGTATTGATTGCAAAAAATATTGGCTTACAGTATTTGCCATATTTGGGATATTTAGCGTTATTACCTGCTATTGGATTTATGTATATTTATTTAACTGATTCTAGACAAACTGGCGCTGAAGTTTTTGGTGAAAAAATCTGGTGGAATGATTTAAGACCATTGCATTCGCTATTATACTTTTTATTCGCTTACAACGCTATTATAGGTAATAAACAAGCGTGGATATATTTATTGGTGGATGTGTTAGTTGGACTAATAAGTTTTTTAGTTTTTCATTTTAAGAACGGTGATTTTTCAAAATTGATGAATAATAAATAATAATAATAAATAATAATAAATTAAAATAATAAATAAATTAATAAATTATAGTAATAAAATAAGTTAAATATTTAAAAATTAAGTTAAATATTTATGTATGGGGAATTCTCAATCAATTCAATCAATTCAAAAAATTAATTATGAAGATATTCAATATGTTATAAAAAATTCAGAAATACATCTTTTAATAAATACATTAAGCGAAATAGAACAAGAATGTTTAATAACCAATACTGTAAATATAAATAAGGAAACTGATTTGATTAATAAATTCATTAAAACTGGAAATAAAAATGTAAAAATAATTATTTATGGTCGCAATTGCAACGATGAAAAAATATATTCCAAATATAGTCAATTAAATTCTTTCGGATTCTATAATTTATATGTATATGCTGGAGGATTATTTGAATGGCTCATGTTGCAAGACATATACGGACACATTGAGTTTCCTACAACAAAAAAAGAGTTGGACATCTTAAAATATAAACCAAATAAAATTTTAAATATTCAGATGCTAGAATATTGATTTCATATCCAAGTTTTCTTTGTTTTTGAATGCCCATATTTATATTTTTTTCTTGATTTGTTTGCTAAAATAAACGCTTTTTTTTTATGGTCGCAACCTTTTTCAATTATATCATAATCAACTGCTGCCGCCTTTCCAGAAGTTAATGAACTGGCTAACCTCGCTAATCCCCAAGATTGTGGTGTTTGATTTGGTCTTGATCCCGAAGAATAATACGCACCTTCACCTTTTTTAACAATTTGTTTCAACGCTTCTAATTTGCATCCAGTTTTTAATGCTAATTCTTTATTGGGTGAAATATTTGTTATACCATATATTTTACGAGCGTTTATTAGATGTTTTGATTTTTGATTTTTATAAGATGATACATTTTTACGTGTATAATATTTATGTTTTTTATATAAGTTTTTAGATTTCATAATCATTTTAAATTGTTTTTTTTTATCTTTTTTTGTTAACTGTTTTGGTAAATATCTCATTGGTAATTTTTTAGTCATTTATTATATATTTATATAAAAAAGATTTATATAAAAAAGATTTACATAATTAAATATTTGCAAAGATATAATATTTTTATTTATTTAATAGTATATAATCCATAACAGCAACATTTGACAATTGGTCCGCACGTTTATTAAATTTTCTGTCAACATGCTGATAATGTATTTTTTCAAAATGTGTTTCTAATTCTTTTGCTCTATTATATAGTTCAATTAAATTCGGAGAATTGCAATTATATATATTACACATTTGATTTATAACTAGTAAGCTATCTCCTTCAACCAAAATATTTTTAATATTCATTTTCTTAGACTGTTGAAGTCCCAATATAAGACCCGCATATTCGGCGTGATTATTTGTAAATTTCTCTCCAACAAATAAGTGGTCTCCCCATATTTCTTCATTATCTTCATATATAACTGCACCTGCACCTGACAATCCTGGATTACCTTTGCTGCAACCATCAAAGTTCATCTTAAACTTAAATTCAAATTTCTCTCTTGGAATTTCAATAACCAGTTTATTTTTTGGTTTAATTTGTGGAAACATATTGTGTATATGATAGTATTATTTATTATTTATTATTTATTATTTATTATTTATTATTTATTATGTATTATGTATTATTTATTATCTATTCGTATCTATTTCAATTTTTAGTATTAAATTATATTCAAAAAATATATAAATATAATTTATTAAGTAATATAAAGAATGTTACAATGGATTCTATTTTTCTCTCTATTTACGAATAAAATATTTGCTGATACAGAGTGTCCTTATGTTTCTTCTGGTGGTGGTGGCGATAGACGCAAAGATAAAAACAAATTGCGTTTAGTTCAATACAATGTTGAGTGGTTGTTTATTGATTACTACACAAATATGGACTGCCCGGGAAATGGTTGCACTTGGAAAACAGTCGCTGACGCTCAAACGCATCTAAATTATGTTGTTAATGTTATTAAAGAAGTTGACCCAGATATAATTAATTTTTGCGAGGTTGAAGGTTGTGATGAATTAAATATGTTAAAAGATCAATTAGATGGAACTTATATGCCGTACTTAAAAAAAGGCACTGATACAGGGACTGGTCAGAATGTTGGGATGCTTAGTCGCGTCGACCCTCTTATAAATTTATATAGAACCGAATTAAAGCGTAATTATCCATTGAATGGGTCTAAATGTGGTTACACTGGGTCCCAAAGTTCTTCCGGTGTTAGCAAACATTATATTACAGAATTTAAGTTTAATGGGATGAATGTTGCATTCATTTCAGCGCATTTTATTGCGATTCCAACTGATCCGGCAAGATGCGCACAGAGAGAAGCGCAAGCGTCTGTTTTACAAACCGTTATTGCTGATTATATTGTTAAGAATTATGAAGTCATTGTGTTAGGAGATTTTAACGATTATGATGCCGAAATATTAGACGTTAATAGCGATAAACCGACTTCTATTGTATTAGATATTTTAAAAGGATTTAAAGGCGACCTTGCAAATAGCTATGAACTACATAATATTGCAGAACAAATTCCTCAAAATGAGCGATATAGTGATTGGTGGGATTCTGATAACAATTGCAATACAACTTCTAAAAATGATTATTCAATGATCGACCACGTTCTAGTTACGGATGCAATCAGAAAAAATGTAGAGAATGTTTTTATATACCATGGATACGATGAATATTGCGGGAAATATGACTCGGATCATTATCCAGTTATAGTTGATTTGATTGTATAATATAATTATTAATATAACTATAAAAAAGATTTTAGAGTTATATATTTTTATTTATTGGGTTTATATTTTATTTTATATTTTATATTTTAATTCCTGATAAAACCTTCAATTTCATTAATCCATTTTTCTAGTTGGTCTGTATTTTGATAAATATCAACATTTCCATCTAGTATTAGTTGGTCACTGCAAACACAGTCTGCTAAATTTATATCCAACATATTATTATGATAATTATTGCAATTTTGTAAATATTCAAGTGGTATGTTGCTTTCACCTTCTCTTGAACGTCTTACAATTCTTGAATGACAAATTTCTGGGTCGGTTTTAACATATACAATTTTATTCACTGGAAATTCTTCTGAAAATGTATCAAACCAATTTAAATAAATTTTATAATTAATTAATTCAATTTTTTGACTATCATATAACATCTTTGCAAATACCATTTTATCCGTATATAAACTGCGCTCAGTAATAATAACGATTTGTCTGTTTTGTGTTCTATCTATGTCTTTTAAAGCGTCGCGTAGAACTTTTAATCTGGAAACATATGCCATCATTTGAAATGGAAATGAATATTTGTTTTGGTCACCATAAAATTTTTCAAGAATTGTTGTTCCATTTTCGTCTTTAATCTTTTCCCATTCATCCACAGGTTCTTTCAAAAATATTACATTTGCATTACTAGCATAGTATGTACGTAAATTTGCCAATAAAGTTGATTTACCAGAACCAATATTTCCTTCGATAGAAACGATTATGAAACTACTCATTTTTTTGATATTATTGTATATTATGTATTGATTTATTTATATTATTTATTTTCAATTTTAATTGTATCAATTTTATTTAAATCTTTAAATTAAAAAA